TTCGAAATGTAGAAATACCTTCGCAACACCAATCCATATAATCAATGGGATGATAAACATCATTGCATAATAGAAAGTCATTATGTATCCTTCTCATACTTATTTTTAAGGCGTTTAAGTTCTCTCAGTTCTTTTTCGCGCTTTTTGAAATCAGATTTCTGTTTTCTTTCTTTTGCTTTTCTTTCTTGTTCCAACCGAACAATCTTTTCCTTACCAGATTCTTCACGTTGAAACACAAACCAGACTTCATATGCGCCATCATATCCATGAAAATCATAATCAATTTTCACTTCACCAACGGCACCTAATTTTATACATTTTTCTTCCCACGTGTCAAGATTTTTTCTGACATCATCTAATGTCATACCATCCCAATCATCGTTATGCGGGAGTTTGTCTTCAATCAACATATAAATTATCCTTTTCATTCCATATAAATATAGACAGAAGAATCAGTTTTGTCAAGAGGAAAATTATGATTACAAATTATCTATCTCCATTGGAGTTTCAGATTGCTATAAAACGTATACCCAACGTGGAGTTTTTTACACAAAAAATATCACTTCCTGCGGTGAATGTGACACCTGTAGAAAGAAGTGGACCAATGAACAAAGTATTCCAAACGCCAGATAAAATGACATATGACGAACTTTCTTTGTCTTTTATAGTTGATGAAAAAATGACAAATTATTTGGAAATATTTAACTGGTTAAAGGGAATATCTGCACCAGAGAGTTTTGATCAATATAGAAGGACAAATGAATCTGATGATGGTCTATATTCTGATATATCCGTAATGATATTAAACAGCAACAAAAATGCAAATATAGAATTCACATTTTACAACTGCTTCCCAACTTCTTTGTCTGGTGTAGAACTAGATACTACCAATACAGATGTAATTTATCCAGAATCTAGTGTCACATTTAGATACGATTATTATGAAATTGGAATCAAATAAACTTGACATTTACCATGGAAGGTTATATAATGTCAAGTGAAAAATATTATTTTTATAGAAGGTTTATGTTATGGATATTGTCGAAAAAATCAACAAAGAATGGGCAGAAGACAGTAAGATTGATGAAATAAATTTGGTTAGTGAATCAGCAAAAATACCAAAATTACATCACAAGTATTATATGATGTATATCACTCAAAGTCTGAAAACCACAAAATTAAAAGAAGAATTGAAAGAGTTGAAAAAGTCAAAAATTGAGTATTATAAAGGTGAGATGGATGATAGTGAACTTAAAAAGCGCAATTGGAAACCAAATCCTCTAAAAATCCTCAGAACAGATATAGATAAATACATAGAAGGTGATAGTGATTACATCCAAATGAGTTTGAGAATTGCTTATAATGAAGCAGCAACAAAGTATTTGGAAGACATTATCAGACAAATAAACAATAGGAATTTCGTTATCAAAAACATGATTGATTTCTTTAAATTCCAAAGCGGTGGAATGTAATTTGAAAAATGCCAGATATAATTAAAGTAGAATACGTAAATGAAGTTCATATGAAGGTGACTGCTGATCCCAGCATTCGCCAAGAACTTTATGAATATTTCTCATTCAGACCAGAAGGTTATCAGTTTGTTCCATCCTACAAAACAAGGCAATGGGATGGTTATTTGCGTCTATACACTCCTTTCAAACCTTTTCTTTATGTAGGTTTGTTATCATACATATATAAATTTGCAGAAGGTCGTGGTTATAAATTAGACATAGATGACAAACTTTCACAAAAAGAAAAAATAGATGATGATTATGGGTATCAACTCGCAAAAGAAATAAATTCTCCTTTTGTTCCAAGAGATTATCAAAATGATTATGTTGTTCATGCATTAAGAAATAAAAGAGCATTAATCATTTCTCCCACATCTTCTGGAAAATCTTATATCATACATCTGATACAACAGCATTATTACCAAGCATTTCAACATAGAACACTTGTTGTAGTCCCAAGTATCGGACTTGTACATCAAATGGCAGGTGACTTCAAAGACTATGGTGTTAATCCAGATATGATACATAAAATACAAGGTGGTGTGACAAAAGAAACAAATTGCCCTATCGTCATATCAACTTGGCAGTCTCTTGTCAACATGGATAAAGAATGGTTTGACCAATTTGATGTTATTGTAGGTGATGAAGCACACACATTCAAAGCAAAATCACTCACTACTATAATGGAAAAACTTACTGGTTGTCAATACCGTTTCGGTTTCACAGGAACAGTTTCTTCAAAGTCAAAAGTAAACAAACTTATACTTGAAGGTTTGTTTGGAGGATATAAAAAAATCATATCTACCAAAGACTTGATAGATGATGGTACAGTCGCAGATTTTAATGTCAAAGCAATTGTTTTAAATTATTATCCACAAGTCAAAAAAGATTTTAGAAAACGCTTCAAAGATGTAGAACCTAACCAGAGATATCCTACAGAAATTGATTTCATAAACAACAACCATGATAGAAATATATTTTTGAGAAATTTATTGTGGTCACTTGAAAACCAAAATAATTTGATACTTTTTGATAGAGTTGAAAAGCATGGTGTCATACTCAAAGATATTTTCGAAAAAGAAGATAGAGTTCTTCATTTTATACATGGTGGTGTTAAAGGTGAAGAACGTGAACGTGTTAGAAACCTTGTCGAAAATGACCCAATCAAACAGCATAATATATTGGCATCTTATGGAACATTTTCCACAGGCATTAACTTGAAAAAATTGGACAACGTTATATTTGCATCTGGTTCAAAATCAGAAATAAAGGTGTTACAATCAATCGGAAGATCGTTACGTAAAGGTAATGGTGCAGATAAAGCAACACTATATGATATAGCAGATAATTTATCAACAACTAAAAAAGAAAACTATACCTTACAACACTTTAGAGAACGTATAAACATTTACAGTGTTGAAAACTTTGATTTTAAAATATTCAACGTTGATTTGTTTAAAAAATTAGTCTGATTAGTTATAGATTTGGGGTTCATTTGAACCCCATTTCACTCCAAAATCTTTGATTTTGTTCATTCAATACACATTTTGATATAATTTCCCTATGACTCATAGTGATTCAATATTAGAATCTAGAATCATTTGTATCCTATTTCCCCTTACTACATTAAGGATTATAACAACTTTTTTTGTTTTGTCAAGAGAAAAATGGACAAAATAATAAAAAAAATACTTGACAGATGAACTGATATGGTGTAGTGTAAAACTAACAATAATAAAAAGGATAGGCAATGGCAGAAAAGCAAAGAAGAAGAAAAAAGACAGACTATGTAAATAATACTGACCTTTTCAATGCAATTATAGAATACAAAAGAATATGTAGAGAAGCAGAGGACCAAGGAGAGGAAAAACCTATGGTCCCGAATTATATAGCAGAATGTATATACGACATATCGAATAGGTTGTCAACAAGACCAAATTTTTACGGTTATCCATTTAGAGAAGATATGGTTATGGATGGCGTTGAAAACTGTCTACTATACATGCATAACTTTGATCCCCAAAAAACAGAAAACCCATTTGCTTATTTTACACAAATAATATGGTATGCGTTTCTTAGACGGATTGATAAAGAAAAAAAGCAAATGTACATAAGATATAAATCTTCACATCACCTAATTTCAACAGGGGGTACATCTGATTCAGGAGACATGCATTTAACTCTTAAAACAGATGTTGATTATATCAATAGTTTTATTGAAGACTATGAAACAAAAATGGAAAAGTCTAAAAAGAAGAAAACAAAAGAAAATGACTTGGAGAAAGACGAATGATACCAGTAATTATAGAAGATTATATAAGAAAATTGAACGATAAGTCTACTCATATAGAACGTAGACAGTTTTACTACACGTCACTCTTAAAGATAAAAGAGGAAGTAGAAAAATCATTGAAAGACTATGAAAGAGAAAAGAATTTTAAAAAATGAAAGTCGCAATAATAACAGACCAACATTTTGGTGTCCGTGGTGATAGTCAAGTTTTTTTGGACCACCAAGATAAATTTTATAATGATATTTTCTTTCCTACTCTAGACAAAGAAAATATAGACACTGTTATTGATCTTGGTGATACATTTGATCGTCGTAGATTTATAAATTTTGTTACTCTAAAGCGTTCAAAAGAGATGTATTTTGATAAACTGAAAAAAAGAAATGTAACAGTTCATAGCATTGTTGGAAATCATACGGTCTTTCATAAAAACACGAATGAGACAAATGCCTTATCATTGTTGATGAAAGAATATGATAATTGGAATGTATATTGGAATGAACCAAAAGAATTGAAACTTGGTTCGTGTGATATACTGCTGTCACCATGGATAACTAAAGACAACTTCAAGGTTTCTATGGATTTTTTCAATAAAACAAAAGCACAGATGTTGATGGGTCATTTTGAATTTAAAGGGTTTGAAATGAGTAAAGGTTCTTTGTGTGACCATGGTTTGGATAAACAGGATTTTGGTAAATTTGATCAAATCTATTCTGGACATTTTCACCATCCTTCTGAAAATGGTAATGTGAAATATCTAGGTGCGCCTTATGAAATGGATTGGTCAGATTTTGATGGGAAACGTGGTTTTCATATCTTTGATACTGAAAAAAGGGACTTGACATTTGTTCATAATCCGTATAGTGTACATCACAAGATAGAATATGATGATACTGATTTTACCGTGGAAGACGTTACTAACCTTGACGTTTCTCCACTGAAAAACACATTCATAAAATTGATTGTGAAAAATAAGACCAATCCATATATTTTTGATTTATTTGCAGACAAACTTTCTGATAGTGGGTGTGCAGATATTAAAATAGTAGAAGATAGTTTGAATCTTGAAAGCATTGATATGGATGAATTTATTGATGAAAGTAAAGATACCAAACATATTCTCCATGCATATGTTGATAGTATAGAGACTGGTGTGGAAAAGAACAAGATAAAAAATGTAGTCGATGAACTTTATGCGGAGGCAATTTCTCTTTGAATATCAGATTTAGTAAAATACGGTACAAAAACTTTTTATCTTCTGGAAATATTTTTTCAGAGATTGAGTTGTTGAAGCATAAAACTACGTTGATAGTAGGCAAGAATGGTGCTGGCAAATCCACCATTCTTGATGCTATTGTATTTGCACTGTATGGTAAACCATTTAGGAAGATTACCAAACCACAACTTATAAACAGTATTAATAAAAAAGACATGCTGGTTGAAGTTGAATTTTATATCCTTGATGATCAATATATGATCAGACGTGGTGCAAAACCAAACATCTTTGAAATATTCAAAAATGGAAAAATGATAGATCAAAATTCTACTATGGCAGAATATCAAGACTTCCTTGAACAAAACATACTAAAAATGAACCTCAAATCTTTTGTCCAAATTGTGATTTTAGGTAGTGCAACATATGTACCATTCATGCAATTGACTGCACAGAATAGACGTGAAGTTATTGAAGACTTGCTTGATATTCAGGTATTCAGCACAATGAATGTCTTACTTAAACAGAAGATTTCGGACAATAAAAACCTTATACAAGAAAATGGTTATGAGATTAATGTACTTGAAACAAAGATTGAATCCGCCAGAGATAACAATAATTCAATCAAAAAAATAAAACAAATTCAGGTTGATGATATCAAAGAAAAAGTCAAAAAGCAACTTGAAATTATAGAACAAGAAACTTACGCAGTAGAAACCATACAAGATGAAATCGCTCTTTTAATTGAAAGTATATCTGACAAGCAGGTCATGAAGAACAAATATGATAAGATGAAAGAGTTGCGGTATTCTCTTGAAACAAATAAAAATAACATTATCAAAGAAATATCATTCTATGATAATCATGACAACTGCCCAACATGCAAACAAGGAATTGCTCATGTATTCAAAGATGAAACCGTCACAAACAAGAAAAGTGAAGTTCAAACTATAATAGATGGCATCTCCAAACTTGATATAAAGATGGATGAAGTTAATGTTAGATTAATAGAAATATCGAAAACAGAAGATGGAATTCAAAAAAAGAATATAACTATAGGCGAACACCGTGGGGATATTCGTATGGCGAAATCTACTCTTTCTGAATATAAAAATGAATTGAATGAAGCAGAAAAAGAAGTAAGAACTATTGATGAAAGTAAAATCGTTGAATTGTCAGATGAACTAAAAGAAGCGCATAAGGCACAAGAAGGTCTTTATGAAGATAAAGAAACTCTTAATATTGTATCTTCCATGCTTAAAGATGGTGGTATCAAGACTAGGATTATTAAGCAATATATACCAGTCATGAACAAACTAATCAACAAATATCTTGCTGAATTTGAATTATTTGTAGAATTTCATCTTGACGAAAATTTTAATGAGGTTATCAAATCTCGTTTTAGAGATGAATTTTCATACATGTCATTTTCAGAAGGTGAAAAGATGCGTATCAATCTTGCCATACTTTTGACTTGGCGGTCAGTCTCTAAAATGAGAAACAGTGTTTCGACAAATCTACTGATTTTTGATGAAATATTTGACGGTTCCCTTGATAATGTTGGTGTGGACAGTCTAATCAAAGTTCTTAATGGTATGACAGGTGGTGATAATATATTCGTTATCAGTCACAAAGGTGATGCTTTGATGGATCATTTTGACAGCACAATTAAAGTTGAAAAACAAAAGAATTTTTCTCAAATAGAAAGTTAACATGATTATAAATGAATTTATGGAATACCTCTTGAATAATTCGGATTCAAGAGGTATTCCAGTTATACCCAATGACATGTGGATTAATGTCATAAAAAAATATGAGAAAGATGACATAAGACAAACATTTGCCAGATACATCCACGACAATAATATCACATTCCCTTTCAAGGAAGTTGATCAATATGATTTGAATAGATATTTCTATGAGTTTAATAGGAAATCTATGCTTGACATGTATAAAGATTTTGATGATGTCCGTGAAAGGTATGATTACAAATACACATATGCAGACAATCCGTTAGGAGTGATTGATAAAAGTCACTATTACAATATCGTAAGTGATTATTTTCAGCAAAAAAATAGATTGCAGTGTGGTTCAAATACTACTACATCGCCAGTTGGCATATGGAATGATGTGAAAATGCTAGAGAAAATGAATTGGCATTTTTGGCGTCTTACTGTTCTAGATGGGTGTGATATTAATGAAAAATCAATAAGAACAAGTTTTCGTCTAGGAACTTATACTGCAACACAATTCAAACCTAGTGTTGCAAAGGCATTATATCAAAAACATAATGCTGTTAATGTATTGGATACATCTTGTGGTTGGGGGGATAGACTAGCAGGTTTCTATGCAACGCCAAATACTAAAGTGTATGTTGGATGTGATCCAAATCCAGATGTTTTTGAAGTATATAAGCAGCAATGCCTGTACTATGATCGCATTTTAGGCGGCAATCCTGTACTAACCGAGCGCGAAGACTATTTCGAATGCTCTGGCGTGAAAACTGTTAAAATATGGCGTAAACCGTCAGAAGATGTAGATTGGACTTTGTATAATGACTTTTTTGATTTTTATTTTACTTCACCGCCATATTATGAAACAGAAAAATACGGAAAAGGTGGATTGAACGAAAAAGAACAGTCTTGGAATAGATATGATAATTTCGAAAAATGGAAAAATGATTTCTTTTTTAAAGTGACTAGAGATGTTTGGACAACCATAAAGAAAGATGGTTATATGATGATAAACATAATAGAACCAAGAACTAAAGAAAATACCAGATTGAATCTTTGTGATGATATGGTAGATGCCTTCAAGGAATTTGATGGTTCTAACTATATTGGGAAAATAGGTATGCGAATGATGGCAAGACCTAATACAGATAAAAATGAGTTGAGAGGTGTTTTCATTGAACCAATATGGGTTTTTAGAAAAAATAACCCCAACTATGTTGAAGAAGAAAAATCTAGTCTAGACAAGTTTTTAACTTGACATAAGACAGAGTGATATGATATATTGATAAAATTGAAAAAACCGGCAAGGAGAATATAATGAGCGGATTTTACACAAGCGTTGAAAAATATGGTAATTCAATCTTATGGCGAGGATATGAAAACGGTAAACGCTTTTCAAGAAAAATTAAATACAAACCTACACTTTTTTTCAAGGCGAAAAGAGGTTTTGAACACGAAGCAGAATACACGTCACTTATAGGCAATCATCCTATTGTTCCTAAAGTTTATGAAAGTATGAATGATGCAAGAGATGATGTTGAACAATATAAAGACGTAGACAATTTTCAAGTATTTGGAAATACGAATTACACTGCGCAATTTATTCAAGAAAAATATCCTAATGACATAAAATTTGATATGTCGCAGATTAATATCTTCTCTTTCGATATTGAGGTGGATATTAGAGATGGATATCCAAATATGGAAACCGCAGACAAACCAATCACATCTATTGCTGTAAAATCATCTAAAAGTGATACGTATCATCTTTTGGGTCTCAAAGATTATGACAAAACCAAAACAGTTACGGGTATTGATCCAGACGATATTCAATTCATGAAATTTGATAGTGAAGCGGCGTTGCTACTGAGATTTATTCAAATCTGGACAAAAAACTATCCAGATATTGTTACAGGGTGGAACGTAGAATACTTCGATATTATGTATATCATCACTCGCATCATAAATGTGTTGGGTGAAGCGAAGGCAAAAGAACTATCGCCTTGGGGAATGATCCGCAAAAAAACAAGAGAATTTTACGGCAAAGAGCAATCCACTTATGCTATAAGTGGTATGGTTGTAATCGACTACATGGACGCATTTAAGAAATTTGGATATAAATACGGAACACAGAATTCATACAAACTGGATAATATCGCACATGTTGTGTTGGGTGAAAAGAAACTATCGTATGATGAATATGGCAATCTAACAAACCTTTATGATCAAAATCCACAATTATATCTAGACTATAACCTTAAAGACACACATCTTATTCAAAGATTTGAAGATGAAACTGCATTGCTTTCATTGGTTCTTACTGTTGCCTATGGTGGTGGCGTAAACTATTCAGAAGCATTTGGGACAGTTGGTATATGGGATACTACTTTGTACCGCAAACTTATGTCACATAACATAGTTCCTTTTGTTAAAGGTGATGCTGGGCAAAGGTCATCCGATCTGGTAGGTGGTTATGTGAAAGACCCTGTTGCGGGTATGTATAAATGGGTTGTATCGTTTGACCTTAATTCATTGTATCCTCACCTTATGTTGCAATATAATATGTCACCTGAAACATTCATCCCTAATTTTCGTGAAAATGTTTCGCAAGAGATGGTACTTAATGGCACATACCAAAACAACGACAAAACCAAGTCGGTTTGTGCAAATGGGGTGTGTTTCTCTAATAGCAAACTAGGTGTAATTCCTGAAATCATTGAAGAATATTATGGCAATCGGTCTAAGATAAAAAAAGAAATGCTTAGAGTTGAACAGTTGGCAGAAGACGAACACGATCCGGTTAAAAAGAAAGAACTGAAAAAGCAAATCACTCAATTGCACAATTCGCAGATGGCGATTAAAATTAGCATGAACAGTCTTTACGGCGCATGTGCAAACCCATATTTTATTTACTATATTGCAGAAATGGCAGAAGCAATTACAACATCTGGGCAATTGTCAATTCGTTATGCGCAAAAGAGTGTAAATTCTTATCTGAATTCAGTTCTTGATACAGATAATGTAGATTATATCGTATACATTGATACTGACTCCATTTATGTCAATATGGAACCATTGGTAGAAAAAGTATTTGGCACTTCTGATATTAGTCGTGAAGAAGGTGAAAAATTCCTTGATGAAGTGTGCCAAGGTAAGATCGAAGGTATCATTGAAGATGGTTACAAAAAACTAGCAGACTATCTAGGTGCATATCGTAATGCCATGGTGATGAAGCGTGAAAAGATTACCGATAAAGCAGTCTTTGTTGCTAAAAAGCGTTATGTTTTGAATACATTGAATAGTGAGGGTGTCCACTATGAAATTCCAAAGATTTCTGTTACTGGTCTTGAATCTGTTAGGTCTTCAACGCCTGAGATTTGTAGGAAGAAAATGCAAGATGTTTTCAAAGTTATCATGAATGGAACCGAAGCGGACACACAAAAATTCATTGAAGACTTCCGTCAAGAATTTTCAAAACTTCCTGTGGAAGATATTGCTAAGAACTCCGGTACGGATGATATCGACAAATTCATGAATAAGCAAACTGTGTATAAAAAAGGAACTCCTATACACGTTAGAGGTGCTATTGTATACAACAAACATCTAAAACAACTTGGGTTTGATAAGAAATATGAGGAAATTAAATCTGGTGATAAGATCAAGTTTGTTTATTTGAAATTACCAAACCCGATCAAAGAGAATATTATATCTTTCCCAAGTGTCCTACCAAAAGAGATGGGTATGGAAAAGTATATTGATTACGATATGCAATTCGACAAAGTGTTTTTAAAACCTTTGGAGTCTATCATGATATCTCTTGGTTGGTCTGCTGAGAAAGTTGATACGATTGAAAGTTTCTTTATGTAATATAAAGGGTTGACAGATCATATCATAAATGGTATGATCTGTCAAATATGCCACATAAAAAAGGAAAAATAATGGTAGATTTAATGATAGATTTTCAGACATTTGGACAGGATCAATTCACATGCCCAATCATAAATTGTTCTTTGTTCGCTTTTGAATGGGACAGGTTCAAAGTTGATCCATACTCTTTTGAAGAAATCGTGAAGAACTCGACAACATTTAAAGTAAGTGTGAAAGATCAAGTTGTAAATCATGGGTATTCGATAGAAGAAAGCACTGTTAATTTTTGGGAAAAGCAAACGCCTGAATTGAGAGCGTTGATTAAACCAAAAAAAGACGATTTGTCTCTTTCTGATTTTTGTAAAAAAATAAACACTTTTTTGTCAAATTCTGAAAAAATAGATTACTGGTGGTCTAGGAACAACACATTTGATGGTGTGATTTTATTAAATGCTTTCAAAAAAGCAGGAAATAAAAATTTGATGGGTGAATATTTGAATACGTGGAAAGTAAGAGATATTGCCACACATCTTGATACAAAACTTGATTTTAGGCAACAAAATAGATTTATCCCTGTAAAAGATACAGAATATTGGGAAAGTGCTTTTCAAGAACATAATAGTAAACATGAACTTGCTGCTGATTTGATGCGGATGCAAACCATGTTTATGTTGGAACATGATATGGAGATGTTGCTCAAATGAATGAAAAATGGATGATACGTTTTATGCGTGTCGCAAAAGAAGTTGGTTCGTGGAGTAAAGACCCAAGTAGTAAAATAGGTGCAGTAATCGTTAATGAAAACCGCCGTATACTTGCTACTGGATATAATGGGTTTCCTAAAACAATTGCTGATGATGACCGATTAAATGTCAAAGAAGAAAAATACCCATTAATCATACATGCCGAAATGAATGCAATTTTAAATGCATTGAAAAATGGTGTTCCTGTAGATGGTGCTACTATATTCGTATATGGTCTTCCTGTTTGTAGTGAATGCGCAAAATCTGTTTCGCAGTCTGGTATATCAAAAGTAGTTGTCATGCAACCCGATGAAAACTCTAGATGGTTTAGTGAATGGACAAAAAAATCACTCCCATTATTTCAAGAAAGTAACATAAAAGTGGAATATCTTCTTGATGCTGACATATAAATAGTGGAATGAAATGAAGTTTTAATTATGAAAGGTATATTATGGAATTAAAAGTAGATATAGAAAAACTTAGAGAATACTCTATATTTGTAGGAACACCGATGTATGGTGGTGAGTGTGCAGGGTTATACACTAAAGCAACTGCTGATTTGGCAAAAATGTCTACAAAATACGGTATTAATGTAGAATTTTATTACCTATTCAATGAATCATTAGTTCAAAGAGCAAGAAATTATGTTGTGGATGAATTTTTGCGTTCTGATTGTACACACTTGATGTTCATTGATGCGGACATTTTTTTTAGACCAAATGATGTGTTGAATCTTCTTGCGCTACAAACACAAAATAAAGACAAATATGATGTCTTGACAGGACCATATCCTAAAAAAACTATTGCATGGGAAAAGATTAAGAAAGCAGTTGAAATGGGCAAAGCAGAAAACCCATTCCATCTTCAATTCTACACTGCTGATTATGTTCTAAACCTTGCTGAAACTGGTCAGAAAAGTTTCCGTCTTGATGAACCAGTACAAGTGAAAGAGTCCGGCACTGGTTTTATGTTGATACCACGGGAAACTTTCGAAAAATATGAAAAAGCATATCCAGAACTTAAATATCTTCCTGACCATTCAAGAAGTGCTAACTTTGATGGGTCGCGTGAAATTACTGCATATTTTGATTGTATCATTGATCCAGATACAAGACGATATCTATCAGAAGATTATTTCTTCTGTAAAAATGCTATAAAAGCAGGTATCAATCTCCACACATGCCCATGGGTAGAATTGAGTCATGTGGGGTCGTATGTTTATAAAGGTTCTCTTGCAGCAATGGCATCTATTGATGCACCATTGACAACAGACAAATCGTCTAATCCCAAAGCATATAAGAATAAACCTTGACAGTATCACATATACATGCTACTGTCAAACAATTACATCATGAAAAAAAAGGAGTGAAAATGAAGTTTTCCGATAAAACACTAACAATATTGCGCAATTTCTCAGCAATTAACCAATCAATTATTCTCAAAAAGGGTAATGTTCTAAAGACAATTAGTCCACAAAAAACCGTCATGGCATCTGCTACGATTGATGAAGAAATCCCAAGTGATGCAGTGATTTATGATTTGTCTCGCCTTTTGGCGGTATATGCTCTATATGATGACGCTGATATTTCATTTGAACAAAAAAACCTTATAATTTCAGAAAAAAATCGTAAGACACGATATTTCTTTGCTGACCAATCAATGGTGATCGCTCCACCAGATAAAGAAATCAGTATTCCAACACCAGATGTTACAGTAAACATAAATTTGGAAGATTTGAAATCTGTTCTAAAGGCATGTGGTGTTTTGCAGCAACCAGAAATGGCGTTTATTGGTAAAGATGGTAAGTGTGTTATTTCTACTTACGATAGTCAAAATCCGACTGCTGACAACTTCCAAATCGAATTGGGTGATACCGAAGACAATTTTGTCTTGATTATCAAGTTGGAGAATGCTAAGATCATTCCTTCAAACTATACAGTGTCACTTAGTTCAAAAGGTATTTCTATGTTCGAATCTGAAACTATGAAATACTTCATCGCAATTGAGTCAAAATCAACATTTAACAAAGGATAAAATATGACAGAAACTGCAAATTCAGTAAACCTACAAGATATTGCTGTGGTTGTTCAAATCATTGATGCGTGTAGTGAACGTGGCGCATTTAAAGGAAATGAGATGGCAACAGTAGGTGCTTTGCGAGAAAAATTTAACAGTATTGTTGAAGCAAATATGCCTAAAGAAGTACAAGAAGAAACAGAAGCAGGGGAATAATTCCCTGCTTCTACTTTAAATTATGATGAAAGAGGTATTATATTATGACAATTGAAGGTGTGAATGGTGAATTTTTGTGGGCACAAAAATACCGACCATCAAAAGTATCAGAAGCAATTCTACCCGCAAAAACAAAATCCATGTTTCAAAAATTTGTAGATGATAAAAATGTTCCTAATTTGCTTCTATCAGGACCACCAGGAACGGGCAAAACCACTTCTGCAATAGCAATGTTGCGTGAACTTGATTGTGACTACATGATCATCAACGGGTCATTGAAGGGTGATATTGATACTTTGCGTTATGACATTTCAAGATATGCTTCTTCTGTATCACTTTCTGGTGGTCGTAAATATGTGATTATTGACGAAGCGGATTATCTTACACAAAAAACGCAAGCAAGTCTTAGAAACTTCCTTGAAGAATATTCTAAAAATTGTGGTTTCATTTTTACATGTAACTACAAAAACAAGATTATTGAACCGTTGCGCGGTCGTTTTTCTAACATAGAATTCAATATTGAAAATGGCGAAAAACCAGCACTTGCGGCAAGTTTCTTTAAGCGTGTTATTTCTGTTTTGAATCAAGAAAATGTAGAATATGATAAGCGTGTTGTTAGTGAGGTTGTCACCAAGTTTTTCCCTGACTTTCGTAGAGTTTTCAATGAACTACAAGCATATGCAGCACATGGTAAAATTGATAGTGGCATTCTAACTTCGTTCAATGATGGTAATATGAATGAACTTTTCGGAATGCTCAAAGAAAAGAATTTCGATGGTATGACAAAATGGGTCATTGATAATTCAGATCAAGACATGAACGTGATCTTTGAAAAAATGTTCTACATGCGTGATAGTGTAAAGACAAAACCAGATTATATTGTGTTGTTGGGTGAATATCAATACAAACATGCGTTTGTTGCAAACCCTGTTTTGAATATGACTGCATGTCTAACAGAAATCATGTTTAATTGTCAGTTCAAATAATGTTTAATAATTTAAAGAAAAATCAAATCTCATGTTTCTTTTGCGGAAAATTGCATAAAGAAAAAGAAACATATATCCTTGATTATCAGTCTAAAGATGGTAAACATTCGCAAAATGTATGTCCTACATGTGCAGACAGTTTAAATCAAATAGCAGATATGGCAGAAAGTATGAGAAATGAGTGATAAAGAATATACGCCTTTCGATTTCATGAATTCAGCGAGTCATCAAAAAAATGACTTGCTGGAAAGTGCAGACAATCCAGAGTATGTAGAAAATCAATATGTGCCTTATATCGTCAACAAGGGGTTTTCTAACTTCGCAGATACAATTTTACATGCAAATGAAATGAACCGTTTGCATGAGATACCAAATGGTGCGCAATATCATTATTACCTTGATGTTTTGCGCCCAAGAAAACGTTTCAAAAAATGGAATAAATTGGAAAGCGATGCAGACATTGATATTATTCAAGAATACTACCAATGTAATAGGACTGTTGCAAAGCAGTGTATGAAAGTAATTTCACCCGAAATGTTAAAAACCATAAATATCAGTATGACTAAAGGTGGTCATAAATGATGTAACAATAATAAAAAAAGGGTGAAAAATAATGGAAAATGAAGATATTTTCAGAGGTGTTGGTGTTGAAATTATATTACCAGAACCAGACAATTTCCTAAAAATAAAAGAGACACTAACCAGAATTGGTATTGCTTCAAAGAAAGAAAAGAAGTTGTTCCAGTCATGTCATATCTTGCACAAGAAGGGAAGATATGCTATACTACACTTTAAAGAATTATTTATCTTAGATGGTAAAGATAATAATTTTTCAGAAGAAGATGCTGGAAGACGCAATACTATAGTCAATCTACTAGAGGAATGGGAACTACTAGAAGTAGTAGATGCTTCTAAAACAGAAGACCCAATTGCGCCTTTAAATCAAATAAAAATTATCCCACACAAAGAAAAAAGTAGTTGGGAACTTGAAACAAAATATAATATTGGAAAAAAGAAAGGTGAATAAATAATGAAAGTTTTTCGATTAAACCCTAACGCCGCAATGCCAGAATTCGCAACAGAAGGTTCTGCATGTTTTGATCTTCGCGCATGTTTTGATGAAGGTATGGTTATCACCACGTATAATCCTCATAATAAGAAAATTCAATTGCCTGTAAAGAGTGGCGCTAATGGTTTGCAGATTCAAGCACAACCACAATTCAGAACACTAATCCCTACTGGATTGATTTTTAACATTCCCAAGAACCATGTTCTTAAATGCTATTCTCGTTCTGGGATGTCAATTAAATATGGTCTTGCACTTACTAACGGAACAGGAATTATTGATTCTGATTATGTTGATGAAGTGTTTATCTCATTGTATAACATGAATGATACTCCAATCACAATTTATGACGGTGATCGTCTTGCGCAAGCAATGCTTGAAAAAACAATCACTTATACACTTGAAGAAGCACAAAGACGACCATCACAAAAAACAGACCGTGTAGGTGGTTTTGGTTCTACTGGAACTGAATAAAAATATTGTGGGGAATAGTGTTTGACTATTCCCCATATAAATAAATATCGTAAAGACGCCTTATGGGTCTTTACTTTATACCAGAGTTGGTCAAAAGACAACTCAAAAAAATGTAAATCTTGCTTAAAAAGGAGATAGCAAATGACTATAGAAGACGCACTACGTAATAATTCACTATTTGTTGGTTTTGATCGCATTTTTGACCGTATGGATGATATGCGACTAATAACACAACCAAAATATCCACCATACAATATCATCAAGACTGGTGAGAATTCTTATCTAATCGAATTGGCAGTTGCTGGTTTCGATGAAGATGATTTTGATATTGAATTGCATGATGGTGTTTTAACTGTTCGTGCTGAAATAGGGAATGATGAAACCGAAACGGTTTACGTCCATAAAGGAATTGCAGCAAGAAGTTTTGAGCGTAAGTTCACACTTGCAGATACTGTTGAAGTGGAAAATGTTTCCCTACACCAAGGCATGTTGACAATAAAACTTGATAATGTGATAGCAGATGAAAAGAAACCTAAGAAAATTCCTATTTCAAAAGTTGAAAAGACTTTTCTTACAGAATAAAGAAAAGGGGGTCATATGACCCCCTTTTTTATTTTACGTTACTTGGTAAACCGTGATTTAGTGATCCACCACCACCACCATATACGGAGTTTGATTGCACATTCGTTCCACCTTGAACATTTGTGTATCTTGGTCCATAAGTAGTAGGTGCATTCACCAATACAGTTGTAGGACGTTCGCTTTCAGTTGCCGCCCTTTCAATTTCATTTAACAATCTTCCATATTTTCCCATTTCATATTCCTCCAAATTATTTAAAAATGGGTTATTCTCATATAAAGAAGGCAAATTTACTTCTGGTAATTCTTGTTCTGCAAATGTTGTGGGGAATATTGGTACTTGGTTTGTTGCTATTGGAGTTTCTGGCATTACATTTTCGATTATTGGAGTTTCTGACATTGCATTTTCGATTATGCGTGTCCATTCACTCATAGCATTTTGGTCCATTAATAAGTTTGGATTTGTTAATATAAGACCATCAAGAAGGTCTTGTACGTAAGATTCTGAATCAGGGTTCCACCACCTACTAATACTACCTCTCATTTCTTCGTTTGCTCTTGCCCAATCAAGTAACTCACTCATTGCTTGACTATCACCACTCAGTGCCAATTCGACTCTTCTGTCTAACTGATCCCGTGACACTCCTTCGGGTTTTAATGGTTGTGCTGCTAATGCCTGTCTAGCTTCTTCTGTGACTTGCGCGATTGCATCTAAGTCTTCCTGCGGTCTTAGTGTTTGACCTAATCTTTGTCCTTCTGATGCTTGTATCGCAAGTCTTCTTCTTTCTTCTTCTGGTATTTCTTCGCCACTTGCCGCTCTGTCCAATACATCACTCAAATCATCCAATTCATTTAAAAACTTATCTGTTGTTCTATCTCTCGCATCTACCATCCAGTCATATAAATTCCACCCAAAACCTACCGCAAGACCTATCGCAGCACCAGCAATCATTCCAATTGGACCAAACATTCTGCCCAAAGAAGCGCCTGTTGCTGCAAATGCTAACCCATCAACTGCCATGTCAGCAAACCCACTTGGCAACCCAACATTATCTGATAGATATTCTTTCGCTTCATCACCATATGCCATATATATTCCAAGTACAGCACCTGCCACACCCAAACGAAGTCTAGACACATTTGTTAATAATTTTGATCTAAACAATTTATATGCGACAAGTGATCCTACTGCAAGACCAGTTCCGGTTAAATCATCAATAGAAATTTCCTGCCCAAACAAATCTACTTGTCTTTGCATTTCTTCTTCTGTGAACCCCATCATTGTTAAAAGTTCTTCTGATAGCGATGATGCTAATCCTGCCAACATTCCTGGTATAATGAAACGTTTTCCTAGTGCTGCGCCAAACGCACCAAACATTGCAGTTCTTTCTGCTGTCGGTACAATATTATTTACTGTCTCTTGATCGAATTCAAAATTGGAAAGTGTCTGTCCTACAAAATCACCTACGAATTCTCCTATTAATGGTGCTATAGAAAGAAGCAAACCACCACGTACCAAAAATCTGGCAAATGTGAATGGTGACATTTTTAATGCTGTAAGTCCACCCGCTGTTGCCATGAACCCCGTTGGAAAAGATGCCAGTATGCCACCTAGCATTGAAAATATTCCTTTTTTTGCAGCGTCTGGTGCATTGCTTGGTGGGATTGGTGAGGGTGATGGATTGCCTTGTGGTGATTGCTCTCTATTCAACTTTGCAAGTTGTTCCATTCTTTTTGATGTTTCATTGCTTTCTAATTGCAACTTTAATGTGTCTTCCATCATTTTAGTTTGTTGCATTAGATTAGTTTCTATAGAAGAAAAAACAACAGAAAATTTATCAAGTCTTGAATTGATAGACTTGATTGAATTTGTTCCTGTATTTCTTGTTAATTGACCTTCTGCTTTTATACGGTCAATTAATTCCTTTTCCGAATCTGCCATTTTTACTTCCTATTTTTACTTTCTTCTACTTTTTTAAGATATTCAACTAACATGGCAAAGTATACATCTCTTTCATATGGTATAAGGTTTTCTATTTCTGAAATCTGATATTTGTGGTGCTGTGCCAATGCGAATATCATTTGATAATACATTCCCAAATTCATATGACACAGCATTAGATAAAAAAAGTTTCCATTCCTTCTATCACGAATGTTTTTTCTTCTTTGTTTGAGTTTATATATTTCATTTCGTGGCGCAATTTGGGGGTAGTATCGAAAAAAGTGTTTATTTGTTTGACTACATTCGCATCTAAATCATCAATAAAGGCTTCTTTTTCTTCTTGTGTGTATTCATCAAATTTGAAAACTTCATCCTCTGATGCCAATTTGTCCATACAAGAAACCATTACGTTAAATGATACTTGTGGGTCACTTTTACTTTTTACAACATCCAAAAATTCGTTTATTGTTGGATATCTCATATATAAAACAAATTCATCATTTATCTTTATTTCGTTTGTGTGTTTTTCATCTTTAGTTAAAACAACATCATTTAAATCTAATTGAAGTTTTACACTTTCATTAGTATCAGGGTCTTTTATTACAAATTCTGCGTTGTTATCAACTGATTTTGATCTTAGTGTTAATAGAACATATTCCAAATCGAACATTGATAGTTTATCAATGTTGCAGTCTATCAGGCAATTATTAACAATTTGCTTTATTGATAAAATTGCTTGATCAATGTCATTCGTTTCTTGTGCTATCAAAAGAATTTTTTCTTCTTTTACGGTGAATGGTCTGTATTTAATATTTTTGCCTGTTGATGGTTGCATCATTTCAAATATAGGAGATTGAATTTTAGGTAGTGACATAATTATTCCTTTCAATTATTAAAAAAATCGTGTAAATGGTGAAATCGCATTGTTCGCAACAGTCGTGAATCTATTGACAGATGTTTGTAGGTTTGTTGATATTGTTTGGACTGTTTCGCCTACAGAAGTAAAGAAATCCACCCCACCAACACCCCTAGGACTTGCAAGCGCATTATTACTTGGTCTGGTTCCACTCATTTTCATTTCGCTATATGAAAAACTAACAGGCAGTGTTGCTGGTGTATCATTTTCTTCCCATGAAAGACTCAATGATCCTACTGTCTTAGGGTATGCATTTTCAAGAACACATTCATATATCAAAGATGAATCATGGACAGAAAACATTTTTATGATCATTCTCATTGAATAACCATTTGCACCTTTTTTGTAATTTATCTCATAAGGCAATTGGTCGGCATCTCTAGCATTTGGTGAAAATAAACCGTTTGATGTGTCGTAGTTGACAATGTTTTGCATCCATTCATGGAAAAATGAAAGCACTTGGTGGTTGCTATCAAGCATAAAAACACATTCTACTGCATCATTAGAAATGCCTGTTGGCATTGACTGAGATAACCCTATGTTGTTAGGTTTATAATCTGTTGTTTCAATTGTTATGCTTGGTATTGTTGCTGTTTTACAGAAAAATCTCAAATCTCTACTAGGCATAGGAACATTTGAGTCATTGGGTGCTGCCAATTCTACCATAAAAAGGTTTGTTCTTGCAGGACCGCCATAACGGTCCATTCTTGATTTAAATTCTTGAATATTGAACGCCATTTGTTAACTTTCTCTTATAATTCTTCTTGAATCTGCCCATACAGTTTTTCTTGTTGCCTTTTCGAAAGACTCTGTTGGCAAAAATACTGCTGGTGTCCAATTTTCTGGTTGTAATCTAACAAATCTTGATCTAAAATGTTTTCCCAGATATCTTTTCACACATGGTTTATACCATGGATTTGAAGAAGCGGTTTTGAGTATGCCGTATGTAATACGCATTTTAGTTTTTTCATCAAAACGGTCATTGTTAAGTGTGTCGTAAAGTTGATCCAATAGTTTCGCTCTTAGTACAGGTGGAAGATAGTGTAAATTTAAACCAAGAAAACCATCTTTGTATTTTACTATAGGAATGACTAGAGGAAAAGTGTCATAATATGGTAATGTCTTTTTGTGTTTTGGATCATAATATGCGAAATACATTTTGCCTATCGCGACATTTGTCCAAGAATTGACAAGACTATCTCTTTCTTCACGTATAATTCTTGAAGGACTTATGGCAGTTTTTCTAATAGAGTTTCGAAACCACTTAATGGATTCTTCTGATTTTTTGTCAGAAACGCCTTGTTGTTTTGCTCTATTCAAAATATTTTCGAATGTAGTTGCCATATTTTTACTTAATTCCTAAATGATTTTCCGTCATAATTCTGAAATGCCATCCTCTTTCATTACAATACTTTTTTGCTGCATTCCACTTTGCTTCATTTATACCGTATGTTTTTACTTCTTTAAGGTATCTAGTGGAAATTCTACCTGTAGGTGTTTTGTTTTTATTTCTAATATCCGGCGGTCTTGTCTGTTTATCTGGTTTAATTTCGATCATCAATATTTCGTATTTATTATCACTAACTCTTTTTTTCAAAATGACATCAGGATAATATCTATGATATTTATTATCAATTGGTGAAATATACGGCACAACAATTTCTTCGCTTTGCCACCATATCACGTCAGGATGTTCATCTACAAAACGAAAAAATTTTAATTCCCATAATGATCGGTATGTTATTTTAGTCGGATCGCCCTTGTATTTCTCAGGATTATTTGGTCTAAATTTACCTCTATATGCCATTTTTATTCTCACTTTTTATTATAAATAACAATAGTATCTAATCATATTTATAAAGGTTTTTCATGGCGATAAATCAATCATTACCACCTAGTGTTGAAATAAGAAGAAACACTACAAGAAATTACGCAAACAATTTATCATTCCCAGAAGACATTGGTCCTCATGGGTTGCTTATGATATTTAGAAACTATGAATATCAGGCGACAAGAGGATTGCTAACCGAGCAAAGATCAACTGCTAATATTGGAAGTTCAATTCTATTACCTATTCCAAATAGCATACAAGATTCATTTTCTATGCGTGTACAAAGATTTGATCAGGGCACATTTGGTGATTTGATTTCTACTGGTGCTGCTGGCGCTGCTGGTTCAGAAAGAGGTGGCGAAAATATGATCGCTGGTTTGCATAGTGCGTTGAGAGATGCACTTCCAAATGGTGCTGATGTGGCGAATGCTATATCAGGCGGTCAATTTTCAATGGATTCTATTGCTGGTGATCTTGGAAGAAGTGCAAACTTTTTACTGAGAAAGGGTTTAGACTCATTCGGACCAAATGTTGCAAGAAATGTGGATGCTGGTTTCGGTTCCACAATAAACCCAAAAGCGGCACTTTCCTTTGAAGGTGTTGAAATGAAAAAACACTCATTTGATTGGGTTCTGGCACCAAGAACGCCTAATGAGTCCGATAGGATTAGAGAAATATCAAATACGATTAAGCGAAATGTTCTCCCTGAATACCAAAATGTGGGTGGCATACAAAGAGCAATGTTAAGATATCCGTCAACTGTTGATATATATTTCTTGGGTATTGATCCCTCATATTACTTATATTTTAAAACATGTATGGTAGAACAGTTTAGCATGAATTATGCACCACAAGGCGTTTCCATATTGAAGGGTGGAAAACCTGCTGTTGTTAATATGAGCATACAATTAGCAGAAATGGATATTCATACCGCAGACGATTATAAGAGCGATGCAGAAATAAGTGCAGGGGCAGGATAAAACATGTCACAATATTTTTCAAAATTTCCAATAATACAATATAATGAAGTTTTTGTTAGAGATATAACAAGAAGAAACAAGTTTGTCGAAGAAAATTTGGGTGATCCTAAACTTTTCTTACCTTATACTGCTACAGAAGGTCAAAGACCAGAAGATATTGCAGATTTGTATTATGGAACTGTAGATGCAACTTGGTTGGTTCTCCTAGCAAACAATATAATTGATCCATATTATGGTTGGACCATGGATGATGCTCAATTCAATAAATATCTAATCAATAAATATCAAGACGTTTCAGGTCAAACAGGATATAAAGTTTTAGATTGGACAAGAAATGAAACAATAGAAGACAATATTGTTTATTATTATAGGGAAATAGACAAAGATAACCCTGAATTGCCAACCAGTTTTGTACCCGAATCTGTTGTCGATTATGTATTGAATAATCTACCTGCTGATTTTACAGAACAAGTTATAACAATAAATGGGATTGAATATTTCGTTCAACAAGAAAGTGTTTAATAATGTTAGATGTAGTAAAAATAACACCAGAAAGTTTCGAAACTCTTTATTTGAGAGAAGAAGATGGGACTATCATTGAAACAGAAAATGGTAAAAGGATTATCATAAAAAGAGTAATACCACCAGAATGGAAACCAGTAAGAGTTTATGAATATGAAAACCAATTGAACCAAAATAAAAGAGAAATTGTTTTGGTCGATAAATCATATTACAAACAAATAGACAAAGAATTTAGGAAATTGATCACACGATGACGAATGAAGTTACATATCCTGGTAAATATACGTTAAAGAGCGTCATGGTATATCCAGTTGATGGTAGTAGTATACCATTAGAAATTTCGGCACTTAATCCGAAATTCAATATAGTTGAATCAATAAAAAATGATAGTATAAGAGGTTCTATGGATGTTCTAGACACAGTTGGTGTTCTGGAACAATATCCTTTAAGAGGTGAAGAACGAATAAACCTTGAAGTTGAAGACGTGTTGGGTAATAATAAGATATATGATTTGTTTCTTTATAGAATTGACAACGTTACAACAACAGAAATAAATGATGGTCTTTATTATAAATTTCATTTTGTATCTTACAAAAGATTTGAATCAGATAAACACAAAATAATAAAGGCATACGAAACCACAGTATCTGATATTGTCAATGACGTTTTTTCCACATATTACTTAGGAAATAATGGTGTGTCAGCATCCCCATTTCGTCGCATAACAAACGAAATGATTTCTAATATAGGAAGCGTGGTGAGTGATGTGCAAGATGTTATAGGTAATGTCACAAATTTATTATCAAATAATGGTTCCGAAAGGGCAGGAAGATCATCAAATATAATTGGTGGCAGTGGCGTATATGTCGAAGATCAAAGAGAAAAAAGTATCGTGGTAGAACCCACAGAAGGACCACTTAGACTTATTATACCAAATTTCACTCCAACAAGGGCAATGAAATTCCTTGAATCAAGAGCATATAGCACTTCAAGTCCCTCCTGTTCTTTTAGATTTTTTGAGAGTTCGAATGCATTCTATTTCGTAAGTGACGAATATATATTCAATAATGGAACCCAATTTGATTTCACATATTCTATTGATATACCAAGTACACCAAACTATTTTGATATACACATGAATAATTTTTACGAATTGACCAACACTGAAAGATTTGACACCTTCAATGATTTGCATGGTGGTGGATATCACAATAAAGTAATAATCATTGACATATTAAAAAGAAGCGTTAATCTTAAAGATACGCCATGGAAATATACAGAAAATAGTGCAAATTATCAAGATTTGGATGCAGAAGAAACTTTGTCAGATCGCCATACAAACAATTTCATAAATCAAACTTTTACAGATGAAACTGCAAAACAATTTTTGATTGTAAAAGATTATGATGAACAAAGTGGTGGTCAATTAAGAGGTGAACAACACTTCTCAGATATTGTTTCAAATAGACTCGCATATAGACACCACTTAAATAGCATTGTCCTAAATACAAAAGGTCATGGTAGATTAGATATTACGTGTGGTGATGTAGTGAATATGACTATCAGCGAATTTGATTCATCTTCAAATGTGAACGAAGTTAATAAACAACTGTCTGGGAGATATATTGTAGA